TTCATCCACGTGATGAGTATGTATCTGCAAAGGTAGAGGCTATCTGTTCCGAGTTTCTTCGTTGGAACAAGAGTGGCGGTAAAGTCCTTCCAGGACTTGTGACCCGTTGTAATTGGCGTGCGTATTGCTGGCGCTCTCGTGCCGTAGATGCGCTTTACGTTAAATAGTGTATGGCAGAGTTCTCTTTATACGGTTGCTTTTCTCCTCGGAAGGTCTTTAACAAGTACCTTGGTAGAGAGATTGTCGCTAACTGCGGTAAATGCGATTACTGCCGTTCGCTTCGGTCTTTTGACCTTACAAGTCGTGTGCAAAGAGAGTTCATTAATCAAGGTGCAAATACTGCGCTTTTTATTACTTTGACTTATGACAACGACCACCTCCCTGTATATCAGTACAACGGGCGCTCCCGCCGTTGGCACTCAAATTGTGGCTATCCCGAGTTCGGTGATATCCCTGAACAGTTCGTCACCGATTATCCTGCCCCTGTAGGTTATGATATTGATGCTAAAATGCCACTGCGTGCGCTCGGTACTCGCTCGGCTTCACGCTTTAAGATGCGTCCTGCGTTTGCACATTTATGCTACCCCGATGTACAAAAGTACATTAGTTTGGTGCGTGCTAAGTTTTATGCTATCTGCGCTCGCTATGATGATAGCCCTTTACATATTGCTTATAAGGATAATGATTTGACCTATGAAACATTCGCTTTTCGTTATGCTATCTGCGGAGAATACGGACCCTCTTCTCTCCGCCCGCATTATCATTGCATTATTTGGCTCAACCATCAAGCAACAGATAAGCAACTTTCAGCACTCTCGCAAATCTTTTCTGCGAGTTGGTCGCTTGGTAATATCGATGTGCAGACCGTTACCTCGGTTGGAGTGTCTGGCTATTTGGCGGACTACGTTACAGGCGTTAATGGTATTCCGTCTATATTACAAGGTAAACGATTACGTCCCCTTTTTCATTTCTCGCAATCTCCTACTATCGGTATGCTCCGTTTGGGTGAAGATGAGGTACAGAAAATACTCTTTACAGGAGATGCTATCCGTCGTAGATACGATGACAGACGACAGTCTGTTATTGCTGAGGAGCTTCCCCTTGCGACTCTCTCTAAATACTTCCCAAAGTGTAAAGGATATAGCACTGATGATTTTGCGCGCCTGCGCTATGTGTACGGATATACTTACCGCTACTTTCAGGAGCGAGAAATTACCCACCTCCCCGATGAGGTAGATGCTCTTCGTATGGTAGATGTTCCCTTTCCTGTTCGGCTGATGTCTGTTGATGCGTCCAGGTATTACCGTGTCGCTCCTCGTCTACTCGGCTCGTCTTTTAACCTCCCCGATAATGTCCGTGCAGGTCTTTGGACTTGGACTCGTGCCGATAGGTACGCTTCCCTACAGTGTTATAAGATGTGCGTTAAGTATGGTATTACGCCCGATGTCTACATATATCAGTTGCGTTCTATATATAGTCGTATACACTCTCGCAAACTTGGTCGTTTTTACGAGTGGTGCAATGAGCACCCCGATAATTTGGCACAGGCTATTAATGTAGACCCTTTCGCCCTTACGGATGTGCACCTCGGTGTACTGTGTAGTTCCTCTCTTTCGTCTTATTTCGGCTATGAGTTAGATGAGATGCCCGATACCGACGACCTGCGTCGTCGCTCGTTGGATGATAACGGATATCTCGCCCATATAGGGAGATATACGAAGCTCTCAGACGATAGAGTTAAGCGTAAAAAATTAAATGACTATCGCAAAGGTCTAAACGTTATGCGTTCTTTTGTTTCACCACATAATAATTAATTCGTATGGCTCAAAAGCTTTTCGGTGTGAACAAGCCTAACACTAATCTTCGGAAAAATGTGTTTGATTTGTCCGCCACTAACAAATTTACGCTTTCGGCAGGTATGCTCGTGCCTTGTCTCGTGCGTGAATTGAACCCCGGTGAAAAGGTAGAGTTATCTCTTGCCTCAATCACTCGTGCCCAACCACTGAATACTGCTGCATTCGTTAGACTGAATCAGTATTACCACGCTTTCTTTATTCCGTATAAGCAACTGTGGTCTCCTTGGGACAACTTTATAAACGGTGTGGATTATCGTCAGTCCGCCCGAGCCCTCAAGGCTGGAGAGAGTGTCCCTGCGTTTACTTTCAAGGAGCTGTTTACACAGCTTTTTAAGGCTGGTATTTTGGCTGGTAAGGATGCCCGAGATGGTGAGTTCTCGTCTAAAAATGCCCTTGATGCCCTTGGCTACTCTTACGTATATGGTATCTCGCGCCTTTTGGATATGCTCGGTTACGGTTTTGAGGTGACTATTAATCCCCGAGACTATGTCTCTACCTGGTCTAAGGCAGATGATGATGATGGCTATGTGTTTGAATTCGGCCGTGGTAATGCTAATGACCGTTACAATCACGTTGGTATTAAGCCAAAGCGCCCACCCAGCCCCACAGCAACCCCCTCGGCTGTAGCTTATCGTATCGCTTCGTTCGCTGACTTCTGCAAGTTCGTGTTCTCTAACTCTAAGGTGTTTCTCGGTGTAGATAATACCTCTTATGCTTCGTCCGCTCCTGCTGTGCAGGCTAAGCTTACACAGCTGATTTACGACTGCTTCGGAGAGTACCGTTTTAATCCTTTTAGACTGCTTGCCTATCAAAAGGTATATTATGACTTCTACCGTCGTCAAGACTATGAAGGCTCAAAGCCAGAGCATTACAATATTGACGATTTCAACGGTGACCTTATCAATATGACCGATACACAGCGTCTTCTTGGTATTTTCCAGCTTCGCTATCGCTGGTTAGCTAAAGACTATTTTACTGGCGTTGTTCCCTCGGAGCTTTTCGGCACTGAAAATCTCGCACAGAAGAATAGCGTTAACGCTCTTCTCCCTGAATACCGACAAGCTATGTCTAACATTGTAGAAGGTGGTGCTGGCACTACCTCTATGATTTCCGATGGTCGTGGCGTTCGTATTGGTAATGTTAATGACGTGTCTACTCGCTCTATCCGTGCTATCTACGCTATTGAGAAGCTTATGCGTCTCACCCGTAGAGCTGGTGATTACGACTATATCTCTCAGACTTCTGCCCATTATGGTGTAGATGTCCCTCGTGGTCGTGGTGAAGAGGTTTCTTTCCTCGGTGGCTGGAATTCACAGATTGATATTTCCGAGGTAGTGACGACTGCCCTTACAGAAAAAGGTGACCCCGCCCAAATCTATGGACGTGGCGTAGGCACACAGCAAGGTAAGGATATTCATTACGAAGCTAAGGAACACGGTGTGCTAATGGTAATTACCTCTATCGTCCCCGATAGTGATTACTCTGGTGTTGGTATGTCTAACTTCAATGCTAAGCTTTATCGTGGTGATTATTTTCACCCCGAGTTTCAGGATTTAGGTCTTCAGCCTATTATGTCTCACGAGCTGGCGTTCCAGCCCCACAAGCTCAACCGTTCGGCTTCCGATAAGTTCGGAAAGTCTGTACTTCTCGGCTATGCTCCCAGGTATGCAGAATATAAGACTGCTAATGATGAACTTCACGGTGAGTTCCGCACAGGTAGAGAGTTCTCATCTTGGGTTTCTTCCATCAAGGTGTTAGATAACGCTTTCTTCACAGATGCAGGTATAAAGCCGTCGGCGCTTCTTGTCTCGCCATCTCAGTTAGATAGTATCTTTTCTGTTCGCTTTGACGGTTCGGAGAGCACTGACCAATTTATGTGTGTCTGTAATAACATTTGTAAGATTATCCGTCCAATGTCTGTGACAGGGCAAAATTTATAAGCTATGCCTAACCGTAGTTATCTCAAGCGCACACAGCCTTATTTGGATTTAGATGTGCAGATGTCGGGCAATGATGCCCACGATATGGCAATAGGTGTCTATGACCCTAATTATGTCGCTATGCTTTACCCTACGGATGCCCGTAGTGGTTTCCCCACTTCCGACCTCGCTCGTGTCCTCTCTTCGGAGGTCTCCCAGGCAGATAAGGAGCGTATTCTTAATCGTCTACAGCGTGAAGATGGACAGTTCTTGCCTTCTGACCTTACGGATGATGATGTATTTACGCTTGTTCCTCCTCGTTTCGTTCTTGGCGACCAGGTGAATATCCAGCGATGGAGAGATTATCTTGCTTCGGATGTCCTTCCATTTATGAGAGATGAGGTTAAGGCTATGGATGTCGTCCCCGAGGTTAACGCTCCTAATAACTCTAATAACGATAATAACAATGGCACAGAATGAAAACAAGCACTCTAAGTTGCTTTCTATCCTGATTTTCGTGGTACAGTTGTTACCTATGATTATTCGGTTTCTCGGTTCTCTTGGTAAGGGATTTCCCGACCCTGTGGATGTTGATACGCCCGATAGTCCTTCGGATTCTGCTGATACTCATTTTCCTAACCCTAATTAGATGTAGTATTTATGCCACTTCTTGAAGCTGGTGTAACCGCTGGCGCCTCCCTCCTGGGGGGCGTCCTCGGTTACTTTGGTCAGAAATCTGCAAATGCAGAAGCTCTTAAACGTATGCGTGAACAGAATGATTTTGCTGAGCGTATGTGGGATAAGAGTAATGCATATAATACCCCTTACGAACAACGTAAAAGGTATGAACTCGCTGGTATTAATCCCTATTTAGCTATGGGAAACATTCAAGCTGGTAACGCTCAAGGAGCTGTTACCCCCGCTCCTCCTGCTCCTGTAGGTAATGCTGGTGCTTTCCTCGGTAATGGTGCTAATCAAGCTGTAAATGCTTACTTACAAAATCAGCTCATTTCTTCCCAGGTAGAAAAGAATTTGGCTGATGCCGATGCTGTTCGAGAAGATACGCCCTTTATCGGTCGTCGCAATGAAGCTGATATCGCCTCTACAGAAGCTGGCACGGAGAATACTAAGGCTAAAACAGCTCTTGACCGTGTGAATACTCTTGTTGCTACTGCAAGTCTTGACCGTTTGGAACAGATGACCCCTTTAGAGGTACAATTAATGCAGGCTAATGTGGAGAATGTTACAGCAAACACCTCTCTAACTAAGCTACAAGAGGTTATCCAAAATTGGGAGTTCCATAATATCAAGCCCTTGGAAGCTCAAGAGATTAAGGCTCGTATCGCTCAGTCTCACGCTATGATTGGTTACCTTGTTGCACAAGGTCGTTTGTCTATTGCACAGGCTGGCTTGGTCGCTCGTCAAACGCTTACGGAGATAACCCGTGAGCGCGGTATGCACGTTGATAACCTAATTAAGGAAGAGGACTACCGCAACTACTCTATCAACTTTTGGAATGAGATGGACAACAAAAAGGCACAGACCCGCTACCTTAATGAACAAGCCGATAAGACCGATAATGACGATACCCGAGCTTGGGTAGGTTTAGTTATGGACGGTGTAGAGCGTGGTGCTTCTTATGTTATGCCTGGTGTTGGTGGTTTATCTAAGGCAGCTCGTGCCGCTTCTCGTGCTGGCTCTTACGGTCTTCGTGGAGGCGCTGTGCCCCGAATGCGTTCTATGATGCAACCTTCGGAAAAGTTTATGCCTGGATCTCGGCAATTAGGTAACATTAAGCCTAATAATGGTAGATAGTATGCTCCTATATATAGTCACCTCGGTGTTATTTGTCGCTATCGTCTTTGGTGTGTCCTGCGCCTGGTGTAGTGCGCTCTCTAACTGCTATACCAAGAGTGCAGACCCCCCTAAACAGACTGAATAGCCCGTAACTCACGTTACGTTCGGAGCGTACTGCCCCGACTATCATCCATCTAACTGCTCGTACCTTTCGTTTGACCCCCTAAGTCACTGCGGTGTATAAAGAGTTGTCAGAGAATGGGCAATAAGGAAGAATGACGCTATTGCCCATTAACTGCAACTCTACACCTTTGCGGTGTCTTAGGTGTCAAATGAGAGGTACACGCTTTTAGATGATAGTCGTGCAGAAGCTTCGGAGTTGCTTACAAACTATGTTTCCCATTTCTTAGGCGCAATAACGTAGTGCGCCCTACAACCTTGATATCTCTAAGGAAACATCATAACAGCTTAACCTACCACCCTCGGAAATAGCCACTTACTATAATGTTTGGCGTTTCCGAGAAAAAGTATATACCTTTGTGATATGGAATTGCTCACTACATATATAGACCAGCTGAAAGCCTTTGAGGGCTTTCGCTCTAAGGCTTACCAGCCCGCTGGTGAGCCTGCGTCTGATTATCTGACTATCGGTTACGGTACACGCCTGCCAAGGACAAAGGCTCTTGCGTTATCTCCTATGGGTGAGCAAGAAGCCACTCATTATCTTAATCAGTCCATTTCAGAGATTACAAAATTTGTCCGTAGTTCATTGCAGGCTATCCCATATACGTTATCAGACGCTCAGTTTACAGCGCTTGTTGATTTCTGCTACAACTGTGGCACAGGTAACTATCAGCGTTCCACGCTGTATAAGTTACTCAAAACGGTGCGTTTCACTGATGAGGATTTGAGAGTTCATCCACGTGATGAGTATGTATCTGCAAAGGTAGAGGCTATCTGTTCCGAGTTTCTTCGTTGGAACAAGAGTGGCGG